AGCGCCCCCAGCCGAAGCTGAGGGCGCATGTGCCTGTCGGGGCGGGGGAAGGGGCGCCCCAGGCTCTAGGAGAATGTCACGATGATGGCGGTCAGCGTCACCAATGCCGCTACGAGAATGCACATGGCGAGGATGCCCGCCACGTAATCGACGTTCACTTCGAGGTCAGCGCGGGCCACGTCTTTGCCCCCACCTTGCCATCTGGGTAGATGCCGACGAGCTTCTGGAACGACTTGACTGATGCCTCGGTCTTGTCCCCGAAAACCTCATCTGGGTTGTTGAACGTAGCAACCCCGCGCAGGATGAGCAGTCTTTGGAGCACACCAACCGCGAAACCCTTGTCACCCTTCTTGAGAAGCGGGAGTCCCTTCAACTTCGGTTCCTCCCTGTACTTCGGGCGGATGCCGCCGATGATGCCGTCAGACTTGACGGTTCGCAGCTTGCGCCTCACCTGCTTGCCGCAGTTGCCCTCGATCGTCATGTACGAGCCGTCTCCGACTACCTTCTCGACGATGCCGACGTGATCGCCGCCCCACTGTCCGCCGCCGTCGAAGTCGAACGCGATGAAGTCTCCGGCTTTGAGGTTGTAAGGCTCGACCCAGCGGTTGCCGATAACCTTGAGGTCGCGCTTGTCGAAAGCGACGGCGCAAGGGAAATATGGGCAGTCCAAATTCCCCTTGACCTTGATCGCGGAGTCGAAAGCTGCGCACCAGTCGGCGCTGGAATAGTAGCCGAACGCTATCTTGAAATACTTAGAGCCGTCCGTCACGCCTATCTGCGAGCGTGCGTAGTCCAACGTCTCATCGAGCGTCCACATGCTCGTCACCCCTTGCCTTGGATGCCTCCATCTTCAACATGCGGGCGTACTCGTCCTCCGTCCACCCGTGCGCCTCGGCCTCGTTCTGCAGGTAGCCGACGAGCGACGGCTCCAAAAGCTGCTCCAATTCCTCCGCGCTAGGCATTCGCGTCTCCTTCCACGACATGGGATGCAGCGAGGAGCTGGTACAGCGGCGAGCCTTGGAACTGCGGGTTCAATTTCCCGAACGTCTCCAACAGGCTCGCGACCTCCATGAGGATGATGTAGCAGCACACGGAGTTGAGCATGGGTGCCGAATATCCCAAATCGACGCCCGCGCCGATGGTCGCGTCGATGATGCAGCCCACGAAGATAGCGCCTGCGGTGGTGGACTTGTGGGCGATTCCCTCGCGCATCTTGGAGCTTTTGAACTCCTTGTGAATCAATGCGTTGAGCACTCCGAAAACAACGTCCGCCACGGTCAGCGCCATGACCGCGACTATGAGAACCTTGGCAACCTCCGAGTCTCTGATGGGCGCGACGAATACCTCAAGGTATGTGGGCATAGGCTTATCTCCTATCGAGATTTGATTTGCTTGCTATGATGTGGGGTGTCGACCTACTTCCCCCCTGCATCGATGCAGACGCATGGGTAGAAGTAATCCGTGAACGTCTCGCCCTCATACTCGTATTCGGAGGCGAGCGGCTCGGGGATGCTTTCGGGAATATGCACTGTGTTGTCCTCGACCGCGAGGGCGGTCTTGGTGAACTCGACGGAGGTATTACCAGTGTTCGGGTCGAAGGTTGCGGAGGTCGGCACGATGAGCCACGCCCCTTCCAGTACGGTTGTTGCAACGTCGGCTCCCGCAATCACCATACTGGTGTCTCCTTCGGCCACGACCTTCCCGCCGATAGACACGCTTGCAAATACAGGGTCACCCTCTTGTGGGAACTCGCTCGGCTCGTCGCGGACTCCCCACAGCTGGGCGAGGTTCCCCGTCAGCGATGCCCCGCCGCCGCCCTGCACGTACTGTGCGAGCGCGAGGATTGCCCCCGCGTTGGTCTGCGGTACCTCCACGTCCTGCCCTGCGAGCACGTCGGCGAGGACGTCGAGCGCGGTGTTCACGCTGCCGTCACCCAGCGCGGTCTTGTCCTCGCCGGCGATGGTTCCTGCCAGCGCGAGGACGGCATCTGCCTTGGTCTGAATGTTCGTGGGTGCTGTGTAGCTCATGATTGCTCCTTGATGATCGTGTTATCGGGCACGGTGCCCGGTACCTCCTAGTAGATGTACGTGAGAGTGCCGTACCACGATGCCGACGAGGAATACCCCGCAGGCACGATGTAGACGTTGCCCGTGTCCGCGTAGACCGCCATGCGCGCGGCCTGCGTGGATGCGCCGCTCGACGTGAGCACGGTCGCTGAGCAGTTGTAGGCGGGCTTGCAGTCCGACAAGATTCCCGTCACGAGAGCGGTGGACGTGGAAGGGGTCGCGGTAGCTCCGTGCACCTGCACCATGACCGTTCGTCCGTACTTGACGATCGTCCACGTCGATGTGCCGTAGAGCACCTCCCGCTCGGGAACCTGCCCTTGCAGCTCCGCGACCTCGGACTCCAACGCCGTGATTCGGGTCGAGACGGCATCGATTACCCTGCCGCCGCCCTGCGTCCACCATTCCGCGTCCAGCGTCGGGGTAACCGCCGCATCCACGTGCATGGAGAAGGAGGGAGATGGCAGGGACGGGAGGTCAACCTTGCCGAGGGAGATGGTCTGCGGGGTTGCGAGGGGGTAGATGATTTCGAGATTGTTCTCGATTGCCCACGTCTTGAAGGTAGCAGCGTCCGTATACCCATCCGCGCAAAGGAAGATGTACTTCGCATCCGCGCCAGTAGTGGGCGAATACGTCTTTATGCAGTTGTTGCCGACGTAGCTCACGTTTCCTCGATGGTCGTTCGGTACGAGCAGGTTGCACATGAGCTGCGTCTGCAGGTTTCCTGCATCGATGTTCGCATCATCGAGCAGGAGACGGAAACCTCCATATCCCGAGTAGTAGATAAGGCTGTCCGATGCGGTTATGATGTGCCTGTTGATGCGCTTCGTCAGCGTGACGTTCCCCTCGCCGTCCACTTCCAGTGTGTCCTCGGTACCGTTTGGCAAGGAGCGGGGGGCGTGGCCTTGGAGGTCGATGTAGGTCGAAGCGTCGGTGTACGGTTCGTAGGTGGTGGCGGTGGAGCCGAGTTCGACTTGGATGCGGATTGCCGCCGTGAAGAGCTTGGCGAAGAAATACACCTGCGTCCGCTGCGACAGCGTGAACGTGTCGTGGAAACTCTGCGCGAACGTCGCTGCGCCTTGGTGGTAGACGGGCGCGGAGTTGTCCGACACCTTTCTGACCATGAACGCGCAGTTGGAATTGCTTGATGCGGTCACAACGTCCACCGAGACGGTGTAGGTGCCTGCTTCGAGCCAGCAGATGTAGTCGGATTGCCCGTAGTTGTTGTTCGCACGGGTATCGTTCGCGGTATCGACTGCGGATATGGTGCCGTCCGCAGCGACCGCCTTTCCGCCGTTGGCTTTTCCGAGGATGTTGAGCGAATCGGTATCGAACAGATTCTTGCCATGCGTTGCCACGGAGATGCAGCCGTACTTGTCGAACGGCGGTGTCATGTCACCGATTGCCGCGACGAACATCCTGCCGAGCGTGAGCGTCTTCCCAGCCGTCGTGGAGCCGAGCGCCAAAGCGAAGTATCCGTCCTCGGTGAGCGTGGAGGGACCGAAAGGCCACGCTGCGAGCGACGCGCCGTTCGAGATGTTATACCCCGACAGCACCTTCATGTTCTTGTCGAGACGGTAGAACGACAGCCGCGTGGTCGAATCGCCGCCCGCCAACTCGCCCACGTTTCGGAGATAGGTGCCAGCGGGAAGGAGTTCGGTCAGGAACACAGCGCCCCTGTTCGCGGTCGTGACGGAGAGCGTCAAAGTGCCGTCTTGGTTCTCCGCGACCGTCACGCCGCCGTCGCTCGTCGGGTTCAGCGTCGCGTTGGTGGAGATGCCGTAGTAGTTCGCGCCGATGCGCCACGGTGTCGGTGAGATTCGGTTGGCCGACTCCACGCTCTGAATCTCCACAGGACTCGACGGACTCGGCGTGCCGTCCTGCACCGACTTGCCGTGGATGGTGATGGACAGCGGTGGGAGGTTTGCTGCATCGTCGGAGGATATAACGGTTCCCGTGCCGCTCTGCGTGACGCCGCCCAGCTTGGGCTTGATGGACTCCCAGAAATGGGACAATCCCGCGCCGTCTAGGTATTTCGGCATGCCCCCTCCTTACGAGTTCACGATGGCGTCTATCTCGGTGTTGGTGAGCACGTCCATCTCGTTCTGCACCACCGTGAAGTCGGACGCGGCGTATGCGCTGCCCTTGTCCTTCACGCAATACACCATGTCCCCGACCTCGCAGGCATGCCCCACGTAGGTGCCGGCGGAGTTCACGACGAGGTACCAGCCAGCCTTGTACGCCGCCGCTTCGAGCGTGCTCTGCGTGTACGTCGCGGTGGACGTGGACGAGCCGAGCGAGCCTTTGAAGGATGCGGAGCCAGTCATGGCGTTGGTGATTGCGGTCGAGACGAACGCGGTCGTTGCGATCTGCGTGGTGTTGGTTCCAGCGGATGCGGTGGGCGCGGTGGGGGTTCCCGTGAGCGCGGGGGATGCCTTGGGCGCTGCGTTGTTAGCCAGCTTGTAAGCCTGCCTCAACGCCGTGCCGCTGCCGTTGCTGACCCACTCGCTCCCGTTGTAGGTGACGAGCAGCGTGTCGTATGCGCCCCACGTGTTGTACGTGGTTCCATCGCCCGTCGAGTTGCCGATGGCGATGGACTTCGCGCCCGTGCCGTCGATGTTGAGGGTCGGGGTCGCTGCCGTGTTCCCGTACTGGAACGTGACGAGCACCGAGAGTCCCGTCGTGAGCGTTATCTTCGAATCGCCGCCGCCGTCCTTGGTGGCGCGAACGGTGGTCGCTGCTTTCGCAGCCGTGGCAGCGCCGGTCGTGCACAGCGCCCTGCGGATGCCGTAATCGTCGTGCTCAAGAGCCTTGTCGTAGAACGAGTAGACCATGGACGGGGTAGCAGCCGCGCCGCCGTCATCGTCGTATGTCGCGGCGGCGGCAGCCGACATATCCGTGGCGTCGATGAGCTTAAGGTGGCCGTAGTACGTGCCGTTGCCGACTCCGTAGGTGTTCGAGGTCGATAGGTGATTGTTCGGTGCGCGGGTCGTGTCGGTCGGGTGGTAGTGGTCTTCGCGTGCGAACTTCTCCGAGGTTCCCACCGCGCCGCTGCCGCCGTCGATGAGCGGGGTCGCGGTTCCCTCGCGGGCTGTAATCTGGCTGTTCGTGTAGTTCTCGCCGACCGTGAGCGCCGCGCTCACGCCTGCGGGGGTCGCAGCCGTGCCGGTCGTTGCGTCTATCAATCCGTCGTAGCTGTCTGCCAGCTTGACGTGGCCGTAGTTTGAGGTCGTGCCGACGCCGTAATCGGTGGACGTGGATGCGTGGTTTTTCGGCGCGTATGCCGCAGACGCAGCCGTTGCAGCCGCCGCGATGGCATCGGACACCGCCTTGGGCGTCGCAGCCGTGCCGCCCGATGCCGCGCCGCTGGTTGACGAGGTGGAATCCGACAGCTTCACGTGTCCGTAGTTGCTCGACGTCCCCTTGCCGTAGGTCGTGGATGTGGACGCATGCGAGGTCGGCGCTCGGGAGGTATCGGATGGGTGGACGTGGTCTTCCCTCGCGTACTTCGCGGAGGCTCCCACCGCAACGGTGCCGTCCATCGCGGGGTTCGCGGTGGCGGGGTCAACCTTGTTGAACTTGCTCTTCAAGAGCGAGTAGAAATGCGAGAGGCCGTTCTCGTCTAGGAACTTAGCCATGTCTCTCCTAACCGTCGATGGCCGCCATGACGGCCTCTATCTCCGCGTTCGTCATGGTCGTGACGTTAATCTGCGTGAGGGTGGAATTGCCCGTGAGCACGTGGTTCTCGATGCTGGGCTTGTTGGTGAGGTCGTTGTAGCTGACCGCCACGACCTCCCCTCCGCCTCCGGGTTCCGTCGCTAGGATGCCGTCCGCGATGGCGTCGGTGCCGAAGTATGACACCCTCACCCTATCGCCCGCCGATGCGCCCGCCGCGCCCTGCGTGGCGTTCACGGTGACGGTGGCACCCGCGATCGTCACGTCCACGGTGCCGTCGTCGTTGACCTCGACCACATCGCCCCACCGCCATTTGGCGAAGGGTTCAGCAGCTTGTGGCGCGAGCACGTCGGCTATGCGCTGCGCGGAATCAAGCACGTTAGGCACGCTCGAACCTCCTAAGCTCGGATGTGGTGAGGCAACCAGCCGTCCCCACCTCGATGGTCTGGGTGCGGATGGCGAAGTTGCCAGTTATTCCCATGGAGGGCCAGTTCAGCTCGACCACATCCCCCGTGCGAGCGCCGCACCACACGTGCTTGATGGTGACGCGGCGGACGATGGAGCGGGTGCCGTTGAGAAGCGTCCTCGCCTTCGCGTCGGCTTCCTCTTGGGTCGCATTGGTCTGATAGGTGTAGGCCGCGACCTTCCGTCTGCCGTAGTTCTCGACGCTCCACTCGGATTCGGTGTCGATGGCGGAGCCTATGACGGTCCCCTCGGAGGTCTCGTAGACCGCATAAACGACGTTGCATATCTTGGATGTGTCGAACTCGTCCTCCGCCTCGCCCAAGAAGGTGGCGTTGGTCTCATCGAACACCCAAACGGGGGCGGAGTCGTAGTCGATAGGCGCTCTGAGCTGAATCCTTCCGTATTCATCGGTGGATGCAGCGCGTGCGCCCTGCGTCTGCGTCATGATCGCGTTGTATGCCGAGAGCACGGTTCCCCCATCGTCGGTGGGGACTCCCATGCCGAACGTCATCGTTGTGCCGACTGCCTGAGCCACGGGAGCATCGCCATCGGCGAACGTGATGTTGCGCTGCCGCGCGATCATGGCGGCGTAAGCCCACCCGTTCATGCTCTTGGGAACCACAAGAGGGGTGTCGAACATGTCCTGTTGGAGTTCGATCAAACGCCCGTCCAGCACGGCGGAGCAATCCTTGTACGTCGAATGGACGTTGTAGACGGGTACCGAGACGTTGTACGTCCCGAGGACTACCTCCTCCGTCGTGCCGTCATCGAACTCCACATGCATCCTGCATCTGAGCAGGTCGGTTCCCAAGTCGAGGGTCCCGACGCACTGTGCCTCGCCCGTCTCGTAGGTTTCCGTGCTGGCGTTGGTCTGCAAGCTCGCGGAGACGATGTTCTCCACCTGCTCCGATTCCTCGCCCATGCTGTAGAAGCCGCGGTCGTTGAGCGGGCCGTCATACGTTCCATAGGATGCCCTCGGCACCCTCCACCACGTATACGATGCCGTGAAGGGTTTGGTCCAGTCGGCCATCACTCTGCCCACCTAACCGCGTTCCAGTCCAGCGAGACCTGCCACATCTTGCCAATGCCGTGAGTCACGGACGGCTTGACGAGCGCCTTCCAGCGATGCCCGTATGGGTCTCTGAGATACTGGATGGGCTGCTCCCTCAACAGGGCCGCGATCTCGTCGGCCTTGTCCTTGCCGTATGTGTCGAACTGCAACGAGCCTGACTCGTCGTATTCGGTCGTGCCGTAGAACACGGGAAGCCCGCCTCCGGCGAAGTGGTACAGCTCGCCGCCGTGGTCGAGCGACCAGCTTATCTGCGGGTTGAACCGCAGGGGAACTGACGGCGCTGCTCCGAGCGCCCACATGGTCGTGGGGAACGTGTTGGTGACGGTCGAGATATTCGCTGAGCCGTTCGCCGCCAACGCCGTGATGATGTAGGTGTACCCGACGCCCAGCGGGGGAATCGCATCCACGACGGTGCCGCTCGAATCGAGCGTTGCAAGGATTATGCCATCGCGCTCGACCGACACCGTGCTTGTGGCGGACTCGCCAGAGCCAGCTTGCCCGAATGCAACCGAGATGGTCGTGGAGAGCGAGTCGGGGTCATTCTCGAACGTGACGGTCGGGGTCGCGGGCGGCGCGGAGTAGTTCGCGGTGATCCCGCTCACCCTTTTCGTCGTGGTTCCCCCGCGCGTGTCGCGCACCGTCACGTCGAGAGTGTACTCCTCGCCCTCTTGGATGTTTCTGAGCTGCGTCGCTCGAACGTAGCCGTCCGCAGTGGCCTTCTGCACGATGTTGCTCTGCGAGTCGTAGAAGATATAGCTCACGGATGCAACGCCAAGACTCGTCTCGACAGTCCATGAGGCGATGAGTGGCAGATATGTCGCAACGTATCCATCGGTCGGCGTGACGATAGTCAGATCCGGGTTCTCGTAGACGATGAACGTCGGCGATGTTGCCATCGCCCCGTAGCTCGGCGGCGCGAATCCGTTGACCTTCGCGTAATACGCGGTGTCGGGCGCTAGCCCAAGCGCGGTGGCGTCGGAGCTGAACGTCCAGACGCCGCGCTTCTGCTCGGTGAGGGTGGTCGAGTACATCTGCGTGCCGTCCGTGTCGAACACGTAGAAATAGCAGTATGGGACGTCACCCGTGCCGCACTTCCACGACCATTCGAGCGTATCGGCGTATCCGGCTGTTTTCGGGCAACTGATGAACGATGGTGTCGGAATATCTGCCATTTAAACAATCGCCCCCATCCTTCTCCTGCCGTTCACGCGCTCGGCAACGGTATCCAGCGCACGGGCGAGAACCGCGTCGGACGCGACGAGGTTGCCGTCGATGTAGTAGTTGTTGACGGTTCCCTTATCGCCGATCTCGGCTGCGACGGCCTTTGCGAACGGCTTGACCCTGTTCCTGTTGGAGAGGGGGATGACCGCCTCATCGCCTTCCTCGCCGAAGATAGCCGCCGTTGCCTTGGTGACGATGCCGCCAGCCGCCATCCTGAGAGGGATGTGCTCGGCCACGATGCGCTTGTTCCCAGCGGCGGTCGTGTACGTCGTTACATCGACGCCCTTGATGCCAGACTGGAAGCCGTAGTACTCGATGTTCACGCGCTTGTCGTGGATGCTGTTGATCGACCTTTGGATGTCCGAGACGATGCTGTCGACTTGGCTCCTATTGTCGTTCACGCCAACATCCACGGTCTTGCCCGTGAGCGAGTTGATGATGCCTTGGATGCCGCCGACGATGCCCTCGACCGCCTTCTGTGCGGTCTCCATGGGGTGCGTGATGGCATGCAGGATGCCGTCCCACACGTTCTTGGCGGTTGTCTTGATGTTCTCCCATGTGCGCTTGAGATTGCGTTTGAACGTATCGAAGAGGTTCTTGATCTTCTTGATCGTGTTCATGCAGTCCTTGACGAACGATTTGGCTCCGGCGATAGCCGCCTTTACCAAAGCGAGGATCACATCGACAACGCCTTGGCACACCCAGTCAACGAACGTCCAGAAGGTGTCCCATGCGTTCGTGGCGGTCTCCAAGATGGCTCCAACGACGTTGAAGATGGCCGCGATGGTATCGCCGATGAACGCCGCGACGATGCCGAGAAGCTCGGCTCCCGCGTTCCATCCTTGAACAATGACATCAACTGCGGCTAGGATTCCGTCCCTGATGCCGATGACGAGGTTCAGGCAGAAGTTGACGAACCCCTCCCATGCGACGGAGATAACGTCGATAGCTCCCGAGATGGTGTTGACGAGGTACGACCAGTTCTCCGAAACCTTGTCGGAGAACCCATCCCACCACGCCTTGATGTTGTCGATGCCGACCCTGAAAGCCTCGGTGAGCTTAGCCCATTCCTCGCGGCCCTCTTCGGTCTGCGTGAACCAAGCGACGAGACCGCCCACCAACGCGGCGATGCTGCCGACGATCAGCATGAGCGGGTTGGCCATGAGCATCGTGAACAGCGCCCCGACCGAAGAGATAAGCCCGCCGATCTTGGTTCCGAGGTCGAACGCTAGAATGGCCGCTATCGCGCCCGCGACTCCGCCCAAGACGAAGACGATGGTATCGCCGTTGTCCAACGCCCATTGGAGGGCAGAATGGATAACGTCTATGACAGCCGAGAAAGCATCCTTGAGCGGTTGCCAGTCGATGTTGGAGACGGCGGTCTTGACCTTCTCCATCAGCTCGCCGAACAGGACCCCGATTCCCGATGTGAGAACCTTTCGGCGGAGCCACTCGACGCCCTCGCCGATTGCGTACATGGCGTCCCTGACGCCGTATGAGAAGTCGTTGATCACGTTGGCTATCTGCCTCTGGCCGATGCCTTCGAGGATCGCGGCAACGCCCATTCCCATGCGGTTCTGCACGTTCCTCATGGCGGTGCCGACGCCGTAGGACATGGCCCTAGCCTGCGTCTCGAACTCGGGTCCAAGCTCGGACATGGCCCTAGCGAGGTCCTGCATGGAAACCTCGCCGTCCTTCAAAGCCTCTCCGAGCTGCGCCGAGTTAGCGCCAGCCCCCAAGAGGCTCTCAGCGACCAAGTTCATCTGCAACGGCATCTTGGAGACGATGCCCTGCCAACGTTGGGCGGAATACGCAGCGCCGCCCATCATCTGATCGAACATCCTCATCGCGTACATGGACGTGTACGCATCCGCTCCCGACGCGGTGAGCATGTCGTTGAATGCCAATCCAGTTGTAGTTGCAAGTTCCAAGCTGCCCGTGGAGTCGGAGAGTGCTTGGACGAGCCTCAGAACCTCGTCCGTGGTGCCGGGCAGACCGTCCAAGTGCTCTTGGATCGCCCTGACGGATGCATCCGCATCCTCCGTGGCGTAGCCGAACGTCTGCATGAGGCGGGGGAAGTTCTGAATGGTGTCGAGACGCTCGATGCCCCTCTGCAAGTTCTGAGAGAACATGTTCACAGCGCCCTCGACAGCCGATGACAAGAGGTTGCCGAGCGCGACGGTGACGGGGGAGAAGCCAGACTGGAACGACTCTCCCGCCTTCTTGCCGACGCCCTGCATGTTCACTTGGGACAACTCTGTGTTCAGGTCATCCTCGAAGTGCGATGTATCGGGGTAGATGGATACGTAGGCTGAGCCTACCTCCGTAGCGCCTTTTGGCATTAATCAGCCTCCTTTCCCATTACCCTGTCAACGAAATCCCTGTCGAACGACGCCGCGCGTCTGCGCTTCTTGGCGAGGTCGCTGGGGGTCTCGTTCGGTTTCGGTTTGTTGCGGTTCCTTTGGGCATCCTTGGTGTTCTGCCACGCGAGAACCCTCAAGTCGTACTCGATTGCGGAGAGGAGATATGTGGCGTCATCCCACTCGGTCTCGGGGGACTCAGCCTTGACAACCCTAGACCCCCTCGGCAACTGCACCGCGAGGGCGGCGGCATGGGAGTACGAGTAATCGACCCCCATGCCGTCGAGGTTCAAGCCGTAGTACTGCTGGAAGTCCGCTCGCAGCTCGTCGGGGTGCCTGTCCTCGATGAGCGCAAGCGCCGTTAGTTTTTTGCCGACGCGCCCTCCGCGTTGATGGCTGCGGAGACGAGAGCGCCGAGCTTCTCGAAATCGTCATCGAGCCTCTCCGCGTACTCCTCATCCTTGCCAGCGAAGATGGCCTCGAATGCGGAGAAGAACCCCGCCATGTCATCCTTGGCCTTTGCGATGCGCTTGATGTTGCGGTAGGACATGGCCTGCTTCGGGTCGTACTCGTACTCCTGACCCTCGAACGTGAGCTTCTTAAGCATCTGCGGCCTTCTTCCTCGGAGCACGCTTCTTGGGCGCGGGTTCGGGGATCGCCTTCACGAAGCCCTTGTTCTCAAGCTCCATGACCCTCTTGGCATCGCCCTCGAAGGTCTCTCCGAGCTGGTAGATGGTCCTAGCGGGGTCCTGCATGTCGTAGAACGCCCTGATAACCGTAGCTTTCACCCCAAGCACCCCCTCTAGCCGCCGATGACGGGAGCCTGAATGTAGTCCACGATGGGGTCGGACCCGTTCAGGGTGTAGGTCACGTCGAAGGTAACGAGGTCGCTGTAGAGCACCGTGAGGTCTCCCCATTCGGTGATCTGCGCGTCCTTGAGGATGCGACGCCACTTACGACCGTCGCGGAGGACAAGCTCCATGACAACGACGCGGTGCGGCATGTCGGCGTTCGAGTGGTTGATGGTGATGTCCCCGCCCGCTGCGACGGTGACGGCGGACTGGCCGAAGACCTCCTTTAGGGTGTCGGCCTTGACCTCGGCGAACTGCACGTTGAGCGTGCGGGTGCGGGAGCTTGCGGACGTGGCGATGACATCGCCGTTGAGGTCCTTGAACTCGTCGGAATCGACGTCGGTCGAGAAGGTCGCGCCATCGTCGGTCACGTAGCCGAGGTTGACATACGTGTTAGCAAGGGTGGTGCTGTAGTCGGTGGGGAGGGCCGTTCCGATGGGGGCGGAGAAGATGTAGCCGCCCACGACGCCCTTGCCCACGGATACGTGCTGGGTGTTGTTGGTATCTGCCATGAGGCATCTCCTATCTGTTGCAGACGATCACGTAGACGCCCGTCCATCGGGGCGTCCCATCCGTGTATGTGTTGGAGTAGAAGCTGTTCTGTTCGACCGAGGCCACGTTCACCGAGTAGGCGGGGAGGTCGAACATCGACTCCTCGGCGAGCTTCGCAAGGCCGTAGGCGGCTTTGTAGGATTCCGCCCATGCGGTCACGTCGATACGCGCTGTGTCCATGAAGCGGTCCCCGCCGCCCCCGACCCTCCTGACCGTGACCATGCGCTCGTCGGGGTTCTCGGGACGCTCTGCCGCGACCCTCACGCCCAAATCATCCGAGAGATGGGCAACGACATCCTTAACAAGGTCCATGCTCCACCTCACAGAATCGAATTGAGAACGTTGTATTTGCGCTGCTCTGCGCTGGAAATAGGGTCGAACGCCCTGACGAACGAGTGAGCGCCCCTCGGCGGGTCGTGCCGCGTTCCCGTGACGGGTTCGACAGCGCCCGAGCCGAAATCATCGGGACCCCAGTCGTAATAGCCGTCCCAGAGCGCGTCCAGTTGAGCGGCCTTGGATTGGGCTATGTCGATGAGGATCGCCTGCGTACCGGGGAAGCAGCGGACCTCCTGCAAGCCCTTCGCATTGCGCTTGAATCCCTTGATCTGCTCGAACCTGATCGTGACGCCGTTGACGCTAGCCATCGAACCTCACCGCCTCGACCCGTAGGTTCCAAGGGATGAGGCTCGGGAGGTTCTCCTCGGTCACGTCGAACGGCTCGCCGACTACCTTGTAGGTCACGCCCTTGCGGGTTATCTTCGCGCCCCTCAAGTCTTGGTCGAACCCTCTGGGGAAGCAGAAGCGCCTATCAGCTCTGATGGCGTATGGCTGGGTCTCCTCTATCTCGTTGTCGGTATCGGCCTTGCCGACGAGGACGTTGGCAACCTCGAATGGTTCGCCGTACTCGATGACGTCGTTCCCGTACTCGTCCCTGCCATCGAACAGCCTCAAGGAGACGAGGACCGTCTCACCAGCGATGGGCATCGTACACCCCCGGGTCTATGGTCGGCCTAATGCTCGTCAGGTACGAGCTTGTGATGCCGAGCAGACGCTTCTCGGAGGCTGTGAGGTACAGATCTCCGTTAGGGTTCTGGTACCTCATGGTCTGCGAGTAGATGTCCGCCGAAATCGATTGCTCGGTCACGCCGAAGACGTTGTTCTGCGCCGCGAGCATCGCCCTGATGACCATGGAGCAGCTCACGATCTTCAACGCGGAAGCCTGCTGCTCGTCATCCTCATCGACAACGACGTATGCCGAGAGGTACGTAGCCGCATCCTCAAGGAGAACTTCGGCTCTCTCCGCCTCCGCGCTGGTGAGCGGCCTCCAACGGGCCGCGATGTCATCGCTAGTAGCGAATGCCATGTTCTCTCCTTACAGAAGGGACGGCCCCCGTGAGGGGGCCGTCTTGCGGTTCCTAAGCGCCCTGAGCGCCAGTGAGCTTGACGAAGGCGTTGGCGTCGGAGACGATGAAGCCGACCTCGAACTCACAGCGAACCGCGAACATGTTCCTCTGCCACAGGTTGAGCAGCTCGGTTCCCGTGTTGATGGTGGCCTGATCGGAGATGGCAACGTTGATGCCGTCCACGATGCCGTACTTGGCCTGAGTCCAATCGCCCATGAAGCCGACAACCTTGGGGTTGGTCGTGCCGTTGTAGACGTTGGAGTTGCGAACGACCTTGGCTCCGAGGATGGAGCCGACGGAGTTGTCCGCGACGGACGGGAGGAACAGCGGGCGGGAGTTGCCGTCGAGAGCGCCGAACAGGATGACCTCACCAGCGGGGGAGAGGGCATGGGCGGTCGGGGCGTAACCGGCGTCGGCGATCTTGCCGTAAGCCGTCACGAGGCCCTCGTAGGGCTTGGTCTCGATGTCCTGAGCGGTGGCGTTGGTGAGGACGTCGAAGCCCGTGCCGGGGGCGGTGCCGAAGAAGACGGTGCTATCGAACTTCTTGGAGAGGGCGGCGGGGAGGCGGCGAACCAGCTCGTCGTAGAGACGGCGGAAGTCGCGGCGGAACTCCATGGAGAACGGCTCGATGACGGCGATCTTGTAGGGGGTCATCGTCTTGGAGCTGAAAGTGGAGTAGGAGACGGGCTTCTCGGCGGTCTCTGCAACGAAGTCGGCGGTAGGCTCGCCCGTGATGACGGGGATGGAGAGGCCGCTGCCGGGGAGCGACACGCGCTCGGCGAGCTGCATGACGGCGCTCTGCTCGATGGCCTTGGCGAAGATCTCGTTGCTCATCTCGGGGGTGAGGACGAGGCCGGTGGTGCCGCGGCGGATGTTCTGCGGATCGGTGGCAAGTGCCATGGTGGTTTCCTTTCGTTAGATGATGTTCGACGCCATCTCCGCGAACACGTCGCGGTTGGTCATGGGCGTCTCGTTCTCGCGCACGACGCGCGATTTGCGTGCGGGCGGGGCGGCATGGACGGTCCCCTGCTGCGCCGCGTAGATTTCCGCGAATGCTTCCATCGCCTCGCGGTCCTTGCAGAAGAGGAGGAGTTCACGTGGTACCTCGGTCTTCTTGGAAACCTCGGTAGCCGCCTCTGCGACCTCCCTCTCTGCCGTGAGCTTGGAAAGCTCGGCCTCGGCCTTCTCTGCACGCGCCTGTAGGCGCTCGCTCTCGGACATGCGCTCCGCCTTGAGGGCCTCAAGCTCCTTGGCTGCGGATGCGCTCTCCTTGGCCCGCTTCTCCCACTTGCGTGCCTCGGCCTTCCAATCGGTCTCGCTGCCCTGCGGCTGCTCGACTTCCTCGGCCTGAACTTCCTGCTTCTCGTCCATGTGCTGCTCCTTCTGCCCATGCGGGCGTCGGTTCCCTCCATGCGGAGGCTGGTTATGAAAAAACCGCCCATGCGGGCGGTCGTTTCCATAGGGTGTGCTCCGTCTATCTGAGGAGCGTGTTGTGATCGTCTATGTACACGTCTGCGTACACCTTGCGTGAGTCGTGGCCCATGAGCCTCACGCCCGCTGGATGGTTTGCGTTCACCAGATTCGGCTTGAACCCGACGTCGAGGAGCTTTGAAACGGCATCTTGCAGCCTCTTCCCGCTCCTGCAGGTCCACAGGATGACAACCGATCCGCCCATCTGCTCGGCCTTGAGCCGCGAGATGAGCTGCTGGTTCATCTTCCCGCCGACCTCTAAGGTCCCGTCGTAGTCCACGGCGATTATCTTGGGGCGCATCAATGCCTCAACCCCTGCTGCTCGCGCATGACCATCGTTATCGCGTTGACATCCGACCATCTGCGCGAGGTCCTGCCAGCTCGGAAGTCGGCATCGTGCTTCGCGCGGGCATCATCTATCTTGCGTTGCAGGTCGGGCGATATGTTCCCCGATGCGAGATCGTCTCTCGCGGTCGCGTAGATGTCGAAGTACAGCTCGTAATCGTCCCCGTACCCGTCGATGTCATCGGGACCCGAGTAGGGGACGGCGATGCAATCGCAATGGGCGTGGTAATGGTCGGGGTCAACTCCCAAGGCGGTCTCCTCGGAGCGGTAGAAGTACCCCAATGAGGCGAGCATGAGGCACCAAGCGCAGGTTTCCCCGACAGGCACCCTCGCATATCCCGCCCTGTTCGCGGCTCTCTCCGTCTGCCTGTATCTCCGATGCTCCGACCTTGCGTCCCTGTCTAGGTTCCTGAGAACAGGCTCGCGGGTGAAGTCGTGGATGAGGTAGTCGAAGGCGTCCTTCACCTTCATCTCTGCCTCGTCCCACGTCTCCTCGCCGTCCTCGTAGGCTCTGAGGATGCCTTGGAACTGCCTGTCGAGGTTCGTGAAGTCGATCTCATCTACGATGGCTGCGTCAACCTTCACGCCCGCACGCTCGGCGCACAGCTCGTACCACTGAGCGCCGAGTTCCTTGGCGGACATGCCGTATCTCTCGGCGTAGTATTGGACCTGCCTGCGGATGATGTCCGCCCTAGTGTAGGGGTCGGACACGCCCGCGACCGCACGCTCGATGCCATCGGTCAGCTCCCTGACAGCGGTATCGACCAACGAGGTCACGCGGGCTGAATAGTTCTTCACGTCCTGATACGTGACGGGCATCTCTAACCCTTCTTATCGACCAGATCGTCTACGACGTCCTCGTTCGTCTCGGCGATGACCGCCGCCGCGCTCGTCTCGCCTGTGACGATCTGCTCGGCTTGGCCCTTGGTGATTCCGCCGATGGCGGCGAGGGTGTTGACGGCCTGCTCCTTGGTGATCTTGCCGTTGGAGTACTGCCCGAGCAGGGTAACGACGGCCTGCATCTGCTGGCCCCTCAATGCGTTGGCGCTGAGGGCAACGACGGGATCCTCGTTCTCCTTCTCCATGGCCTCCGCAAGGTCCATAGCGGCCTTCTTGCGGCGCATCTCGGAGAGCGCCTTCTTGCGGATGTCCTCGGACATGCCGATCTGCTCGAAGAACGTGTCGGTTCCCGCGAACTCGGGAACGACGGACGCGATCTTGACCATGGCATCGGCTTGGGACACGATGGACGGCATCGCGGGGTTGGCGAAGTTGGCCGTGACGTCAACCTCCTCATCGGAAAGCTCGTCCAAAGCCTTGTCGCGCTCCGCCGCGATGCACATGAGCGCCAATGTCTTCAAGGAATCCCTCGAACCCTCGTTGAGGTCTTGGCATTCGATGATCAGAGGCTCGGATGCGGCGTAGATGGCCTCCGCCGAACTCGGGTTGTCGGTGACGATGCCGAGCATATGCAGGGGAACGTTGGTCTCGCCCGCGAAACGAGCCGCCTGAGCGCGCATGAAGTCGATGTACTGCTGCATGGAGGCTTGCGGGAGCTGCCCGAACTGCGGCATGACGCCATCGGGGTTGTTGTATCCCACCGCCATGATGTTGCCGATGTAGGATTCCCACCTAGTCTGGGTGGAGAAGATGTCCCTGTCGGCACCCATGAGCCATTTCTGCGGGGCAACGGCGAACTGGAACGAGATGTCTCCGCCCAAAGCCCCCCGGACAGCCGAATCCGTGATGGACATGACCGCCCTAGAGATGCGGGACTGTCCGAACGGCTTCCTGTATGTGGGTCTGTAGGCGAAAAGCTCCATGCAGGGGCGTCCCATCTTGTAGGGATGCTCCTCGAAGCGCCAGATCTCGCCAGCGCCCCTCCACAGGGAGATGGCCCTATCGTCTAGGTACATCGTCATCTCGGTCGGGAGACCCCAGTTGTCCCTGTCGTTGATGACGAACCCGTATCCGATATGGCCCTTCGCGTCATCCCATACCGCCGATGCGTCCTCTGCGGAGTAGAACTCGATATGGGAGAGTCCCTTATCATCGACTCCGATGGTTGCGAAGCAGCACGAGTGGATAAGCTCGGACGTGACCGCCTGACGGTACTTGATGGCGATGCGGGACCTGTCGGAAACCTTGTCCAAGAGGACCTGCACATCGTCATCCTCTGCGGTGAACCCGTCGAAGCGGGACCTCACCGCGAGGGCATCGACAGCCTTCTGCGGCCATCCCACCACGGTCTCCACGTGGAGAAGCTCGGGCGGGGTCGAGATGCCGAAATCCTTGAGCTTGTTCTTGCCCTCGTAGTACTCCTGCCTCAGACGGTTGCGGTACAGCTTCCTATACCAGATGTCCAAGAGTTCGTAGAGCATGTCGAGGTATTCGATGGGGAAGGAGCGGACCACCGTGGGGTGGATGAGCTTCTCCCTGAGCCAGCCGTCGTTGAAGGCGTTGAACCTGTCGATGGTGCGCCACGTGTCGGGCTGCGGGAGGTCGTTCACCTTCTCAGGCAGGCTTCCAGTCGGGTATGTTGCTGGGGTCACTAGAGGAACACCGCCCTTCTCTTCGGGTCTCTCTTGGTTGTCTTAGCTGCGTAGAGCGCCAACGATGCGCTCTCGATGATCTCGGGGTGCTCCCCGCCGAATCCGAAAGCGCCGGAGTTGCCTATCCTCCTACGGACTGACTTGGTGGCGGAGCTGTCTAGGTATTCGTCGGGGCAATGCGTGACCAAACCGTCTGCGACGGAGTTGACCATCATCGCCGCCGCGTTCACGGCGAACTCTGCGGATGCGACTATCACGGCGTTACGGCTCATGCCGCTCGCTATGAGGCGTCTCGCCAGATCGTCGGCACCCGACTTGCCGTCTATCGCAACGACAGCGACCTGCTCTTGGCGCTGCGGGTCCATGATCCAGTCAACGAGCCAGCCCATGCCGTTCACGAGCGGTTCTTGCCGGATGAAATCGACGTGTCCGACCCCTCCCGTGACGGTTCCGACCGAGAGGGCGGCTATCGCGCCGTCCGAGGAAATCTTCACACCATACGCGAGCTTGTCCCAATCGTCGGGGACATCCGATTCCAAGCTGTGCCACTCATCTTCCCCGATGAGGGTCTGAGCCGCCCTCTGCCCCGTCCACCAACCGAGACGCTGGTGGGCGAACTTCTCGTAATCGTCGGTGTCCTCAAGCTCCGACTCGGTTGCCTCCTCGGTGATGAGGATCTCCCAAGACGGGTTTGTTCTCCTCCACAGGTTCCTATCGCGGACGTCGGGGCATCTTCCTCCGTATCCAGCCGACCATTCGGTGTAGGCGGTTATCTTGGAAACGCCGTCGATGGCGCGGTTGCGGATGCCCTCGAACAGAAGGCCGTAATCGGAATCCTTCGGCGGGGTGCCGTTGTATATCGTCTGGCCCCTGCGCTTGGTTCGGCACGCGGAGATGGCGTACTTGAACGACTCCTGACTCTGCGGGTCCAAAGCCTGCGCCTCATCGAAGATGAGCAGGGAGCCGTGCTGTCCGTCTCCGCCGTTGCGCGTCCTAGCGAGGAACTTCATGCGAGCGCCCGACTTCAAGACGATCTCCTCGCGTCCCAACGCCGTCTTGATGCCGTTGGGCGCTAGGTACTTCTTGAGCTTCGTCTTGGTTATCAGGTCGCGCATCTCGTTGAACGTCTCGGTTGACGTCTTCTGCAACTGCGACGTGTACAGGACGGTTCCGCCGTAGAACAGCATCTCCGCCAAAGCCCTCGCGCAGATGACCAGCGTCTTTCCGTTCTGCCTCGGGGTGGCGTTGGCGCACGATTTGGCGCTCCACCTGCCGTCCCTGTTGTAGCCCATCCACATCTCAAGCAGGTACTTCTGCCAATCCATCAGCTCGTACCCGGCCTCGGAGAGCAGGTCGATGGCATCGAGGCAGTCGTTCCCGTCGCACGTGACGCGGACCTCAGTCGTGGGTCGCTGGTTCCCTGTGGCGTAGGATGAGGGCAGCGATCTCGTCATCCGAGTCCTCCCCGTTCTCAAGAGCGTCTATCTCGGCGAGCGTTTCTCGGTATTGGCGGGACAATGCGGCGAGATCGCGCATGGAATCGCACATGTCGATGTTCTCGGCGAGTATCTTTGCGAGCTGTTTGAGCTGCTCAAGACGGTCGTTCCCGTCCACGAGGTCAA